ACAACGCCAAGTCTGACGAATGTTCCGAGAATCTGAATCTGGGCTTCTTGGTCCTCTATTCCGTCTTTAAGTTTTCGGATGAGTCCTTTTTTTTCTTCCGATTTTCCTTCCATTTGTTAACCTTAGCTTGTAATTGTTTCTGTACTTTCTTTTTAATTGGTTCAAATAAGGTTTGTGTAACAGAGGTGGTTGCCACTGCCACTACTGCTGTTGTTACAGCTGTCACCACTACCGCTGTTTCAGGTACTGGCATCTGTATGTCTAATACAGGTATTGTTAATTTAGGTGGCTCAGGCTCCTCAGTCGTAGGTTCCGCCTCAGTGTCTCTAGGACGCTCCAAATCGGCTGGGGGTATGACCATAGGTTTATACGCTGGAACGTCCGCTGTAGGCTGTCTGAGGTACATCTGAGGGATATCTAATGCCTTGGGTAGGTCAGCACTAGGTATCTTTATCATATTTAATATTGAATAGCAGTGATACCAATCTGTGGTCTTACAAAACCAGGATCACCATAGTTTGCATAACCTTCATTAGTAGAATGATATTCTCTAGTTTGGAAAGTTAAAGTTTTTGCTGAAGTCCAAGTATCAACTTTACCTTTAGATATATCATCTGAACCTGCACCTGTTATCCAAATACGAGATCTCAGATGATAAGAAGCTTCTGTATAATCGTTACTACCAGCCGTCCAAACAGCATCTGAAATTTCAGTACCATCAATAGCAGCTCGCATCCAAACTCTAGCGTAGTTATCCTTATACCTCATATTTGTACTACATTCCCAGATCACTAAATTAGTTCCACTTGGGGGAGTATAACTAAGTTCAGTGCCTTCTAGTTTTGTCCATGTAGTAGTTAAATCTTGATAAGTAGAAGGGTTTTCTAAAGTATGATTACCATCTTGTAAAGTGATAGTTGATCCATCTGCAAACCCATACCACTGTTCTTTTACTGGCCCAGATTCTATTGTTGTCCAACTTAAATTTCCAGAACCATCAGTCTTTAAAACTTGACCTGCTGTACCGTCTGCAGTAGGTAGAGTGAATGTAGCTGCACCTACTGCATTATGTTGGATTGTATTGGTTTTTATTTTACTCATCCTGCTACCTCCATCAATGTAATGCTAGATGAACTTAGAGCGTTGTAATAATTATCACCATTATCATATGATCGGTTAATCATTAACCATCTATTAGAGCTACTAGGGTGAAATAATCCGATATAATAAGTATGTTCATCAGTTGTATTGGCAGGTGTATCATAATAAGTAAATGATATGTTTGAAGCCTCACTTCCATTATTAGCTACGTCTTGTATTTGGGCTATACAAGTTTGTCTACTACCACTAGCTGCTGGTTGTCCTATAGAAACACCAGTTCCACTAGCTAATCTTCGATATAATCTTACATATATACCTACACCATTTTCACTACCAAGAGTTAAATTAGTTGTTATTAATATCCTATTATCTGTAGAAGTAGGAGTAAGACTAACTCTTAAGTTAGCATTATCATATTCCCATACATTAAGACTGTATTGCGAACTCGTAACTTGTTCTTGTACCCATCCAGTCCAATGAACATTCTTTACTTGAACAAGTCCTCCAGGCGGAGTCCAACTTAAAGCACCAGATCCGTTAGTTTTTAAAACTTGACCGTCAGTTCCATCATCCACTGGAAGAGTTAATGTTACATCTGATCCACTTGGATTTGTATTAGCAGGAGCATCAAGTGATACGCTACCTCCTGTTGATCCGTTTAGTTTTAATGTCATGCTGCTATCTCCGTTAACGTAATTGATGAAATACAAATCGTATGGGAAGTAGCATCTGAATTATTACTACCTCTATTTATATACATTGTACCGCCATCACCATTACCATCTTTCCATTGAATATTATAAGTATGTGGACCTATTGATCCTGGAACATCTAAACATGTAGCAGATTCATTTAGTGTATGTACAGTAGCTGAACTTATACCACCAGAACCTGTACCTCTCTGCCTATTACTTCCAATTTGTTCTCCAACATGGATCTTGTTATCCGACCCATCAGTTACTCTATTTAACCACCAATGTTGTCCGTTATACGAACCTGTATAGTTATTAACATTGAGATTTACTACGACTAATACTTTATTACTAGCATTACTTAGAGTAATAGCTTGTTCCAAACCAGGAATAGTGTAAGTTGTTGTACCACTTGAAGTGACACCATAGTCGTCAGTTTTTGTATCTTGCAGAACTTGTAATACTTTACCTCCAACACCTGAAGCAAGTTTTCCAGAGGTAACTGCATTCGCTGCTAGAGTATCTGCATCTACTATTCCGTCTGGTAAACCGCCTACAGCAAGACCTGTGACGGTACCGTTTCCATTAATTGTTATTGGCATAATTTATACGATTGTCCAGGTTTCTCCATCGCCTATAGTAACCGTGACACCATTATCAATAGCGATTGGTCCTGCAGACATGGCGTTTTGCTCATCTGTTATTGTATAATCAGTTGTTACAGTTTGACCATTCTCCCAGAATATTTTATCTGTTCCTCCACCAGTTGCTCCAGCACCTCCTATTTCTCCCCAAGCAGCTGTTGCTCCTTGATAACCTTCGAAGGTATTAGTAGTAGTATTATAACGTAGCTGACCAAGGGTAGCAGTAGGTCTTTCAGCAGTAGTACCATTAGGAACTTTTACAGCTCCAGACCCTACATACTCAGCACCCCAAGTTTTTGTTTGCCATATTTTTAAGTTTCGACCATTATATAATTTGGTCATATCGTCCTGAGCGGGATCTGTTCCAATATACAACCAATCCCCAGAAAAACCACCTACTGATTTTCTACCCCAAATACCATTACCCCAAAAGTCTGCCTGTTGGTCAGGAGTACTTATTTGTAACCCACTACCATTATTATATATTGAAGAAGCACTACTATCATTATTGTTTATTGTTCTAAACTTTAGATAAGTCCAATCATCAAATTTTAAACTAGAATCTGATTCATCCCAAGTTACATTCCTTATATTACTATCAACTGTGTCTCCTACAAATGTAGCATCTTCATTAAATGTAGTAGCTGAATTAAAAGTTGTTAAATCTACTGCTGCCCAACTTGGAGCAGCACCATCATTATTCTTTAGGAACTTACCATCATCGCTAGACGTTCCATTTTCTATTTTAGCAAGACTTATAGCTGAATCGGCTATATCTGCAGCTTTAACTTCACCATCTTTGATGGATTTTGTGTTAATTTCTGTTAATGCCATTAGGTCGCTATCTCCTCTATTACGAATCCTGTTTTACAGGCAGCTGCTGAATAGTAACTTCCTGATGCACCAGTTCCTGGATAAGTATAATTTATGGAATCTCCTCCACCAAATCTAATTGAAAAGGTTTTTTGAGTTGTACCCCAAGATGCCATCTTATATATAAAGGACATTGCATGGTTATGTTCCCAACCACTAGAACTTGTATAATGACTTCGGACTTGTAAAGCGTCATTTGTACCAGATACAAATAATGCACAACTCATTGCATCTGAATTATTGACTTGTTCTGATTGACTAAAATGAGCTGTTATATATAAATCACAACTAGCGGTACTAGGAGTATAATTCCCACTCCATACTTCCGCACCTTCAGTTATCTGAGGTGCTGTATCGTCATGAGGAAAATAGGTAGCAGTACAAGTATTTCTAGGAATTTCAAGATATGTTTTTTTCAGTAATATACCTCCTCCAGTAATACTATTAGCACTTAATGCCCCAGCTACCGTAACATTACCATTACTAGCTAACGTTAAATTTGCTGTTCCAGTATTCCCTGAATGTTTCAGGGTATCTACGATTACTTCACTCATGGCTTAGGATTGTCTGCTTTTACTTTATCAATGGCTTCGACCCACTTGTTAGTACCATTTTTCTTATCCCAATAAATCATATCCAGTTGTGTGAATATATCGGGAAAGGTGAATTTACGTTTTACTGACCAATCTGGTTCAGATTCAGGAGGATTGTAAATTGTCATGCTCCTATCTCCATAGCTATCATAATTGCTTTATTTGACTGACTTGCTGCTCCTTGTCCACCATAATTATAATGGGCATAAGTAGGGTTTTGATCAGTCCATTGACTAGTTTGATAGGTTAATTCTTCAATTGCTCCACTACCTCCATACCAGGAATCATCTACGAATGTGTAGCTCCAGTTTATGGATGTCCAGTCATAAGCATTACCATATCCAGATAAACCAGTTAAATCTGTATATGAACCTGTACCTACTTTTCTTGAAAGTTTTAATTCAGCATGGTTACAATAATAAACGATACCATGTGCATAATGTTGAATTAATATTTTACTTGTAGTACTTGAAGGTGTTATAGATACAGTAGGTGTTCTAGCTTCCCAAATATCAGCTGTATGGGTTTTTTGACCTGTTGTTGTTGTAGCATACTGAAGTTGTAAAATCTTTCCTCCACCAGCTTCTGCCCAACTCATGGCTCCATTTGAATCAGTTGTTAAGAACTGATCAGCCACTATATTTGATGGTAACTTTAGTACTGTATTGTCTGCTGTACTAGCTGGTCCTTGTAGTTCTGTTGAACCACCGCCAGCTGCTGCTTTAATTTTTACTCCACTCATGATTTAGGATATTTATCTTTTGTAGCTTTTATGGTAGCTTTCCATGCATCTATACCGTTATGGTAGATGTCATCCAACTGATCGACCACAGAGGGATATTCTTTTTCTCTTTTATTGTGATAATCCTGCTTGTCAAATTCAATGTTAACAGCAGACATGTCGATATCTATTAGATTACCATCTTTATCCTTAGCTGAATAAGTACCTGCTTTATTAAAAACTATTACAGCCTCTGGATATAATTCAGTAATTATTGTACATCTATTTATCATGCTGCTACCTCCTGAATAGTTATCCAATCAGCACTATGACCAAAAGTGCCTGTATCTCCCCAACCTAAATAAAGAGTTGTGCTAGTTGAATGACGAGCACAGTAAAGATTGAAAGTTGTAGCTGTACCTGCTGTCCAAGTCGGTGTTACATGTGCAGAAAAACTGCAATTCATCCAAGTATAAGTATTACCTTGTGATGTACCCATGAATTCAGTATCAGCAGACCCACCACCTAAGATAGCATCATCTTGTCTTATTGCCAGGTACATGTAATTACCAGAGTTTCCAAGAGCTTCTGTCTTAACATGTATCAAAGCTGTACTATCACTAGCAACAGGAGTATAAGTAACTTCTATACCACTATCTACCCAACTTGTGCTAGTAACAGCTCTTTGTGTTTCTGGAAAACTACCAGTAGCTACTCCAAGGATTTTTCCTCCACCAGCTTCGACCCAGGCACCATCACCTCTATAAAAAGTACCAGTACCTGCTGTACCACTGGTTGATTTAAGATCAGCAGGTAAAATTTTTGCGTCTTCTAATCCGCCTTCAGCTAATCCAGTTAAAGTACCAGCTGATCCATTTAATACTAATCCCATTAGCTAATCACCCAACGTCCGTTTACAGTTACAGTGCATCCCGTTAGGGTTATAGGACCGACACTGTGTGCCCCTTTTCCTGCTGCTACAGTGTAGTCATCAGTTATTTCATCATCATTTATATAGATAGCATCATTCGCTACAGTACTTGAGACATCAGACCAAGCAAGTGCTCCAGCTCCATCAGTAGTGAGAGCTTGGTTTGCAGAACCATCTGCTGCTGGAAGTGTCCAAACTTTATTAGATGCTACTGTTGCAGGACTTTTAAATCCTACATAATTTGAAGAGTTAGCATCATTTAATCTGACTTCACCTTGATCACCAGTAACGAAGTGTCCTTTACACCAGATATCAGTATCTTTGATATGTGCAAACTGTGCATCATTATCACCACTGTCATCGTGCCAAAATTCAACATCTCTACCAGTACCAGTTAGTATTTGTAAAGGTACATTATTAATTTCAATTTGACCTAAATTAGCAGTACCATCATAATTTATACTTAAATCAGAATCATTACCCCAGTAAGTATGTATATCATCGTCATGATTTACAGTTTGTTTAAAAGTAGCTCCAGTATTACTAATGTGTATACTATGGGTACCATCATAACCTAACTTCAGTAAGTCATTTGGACCATCTACATATAAAGCTTGTCCAGCGGTATCATTGCTAAGAAGTTGAATTTCATCAGCCGAGATAGCAATACTACCATCGTTGGCTTCAAGCATATTTACTTCAGGATTATGTTTTATCTCCAGATCGTTATCTGTTCCTGTTCCAAACTTAACGGCAACATTATCATTAAACCGTACTCCAGTATCACCACCAATTGGTACATTTTCTGCCCACTTAAATCCTCCTGTAGCAGTACTATCTGCTGTTAGGACATAATCATTAGTTGGAGCATTAGCATTTAACTTTGCTTCAGTAACTGTCTCATCACCTGGAGTAGGTATTTCAACAGCTGAACCCATTAGGGTTACAAATATAGTTGAGTCAGCAGGGGGAGCAGTACAGAATTTAATTCCATCAGTTCCTTCTAAATAGAAACCCTCTTCACTTGAACTCCAAGTACCAGAATTACTTTTTTGAACAACACCGTTTAAGACAACTATTAATTGATTTTTATTATTTATGACTGCAGCATTAGTACCATCTCTTAGATCGAAACTTGTATTTGATCCAAAAGTAGGAGGTCCAGTTGTTGCACCATTATCAACAAGAGTTAATTCTTTAAACTCACCTGTTGATGTAACTTCTCCCCACGCTGCTTGTAAATCTGAAGTACTTGTACTAGCTGCAGGAGCACCAAAGACATACATCTTATTAGATCCTGTATTCCAATACATATCTCCATCACACGGATAGGAGCCTGTATTAGCGCCAGTAGCATCACATAAACCAGTTACAGGTGCAGAAGCTGCTACTCTATATCTTGCAGCAAAGTCATTTATATCATTACTTAAACTTAAAACGTCACCATCTTTAGCTAAGAATTTATAGAAGGTATAAGTATGAGCTGTAGTGGTTGTCTGGACTAACATTGTGTAGTTAGCACTTAATGTTGAACCAGCATCTGTTGGAATACCTGTAATTGTTACGGTATCACTTACACCTGTTCTTGTTCCGTTGGAACTTGTACCACTAGAAACAGTAAGTCCATTTGGATTGGTGATACTTAAAACAGTACCAGAATCGTTATTAGGATCAGGGTTACTAGTTGGGAAGTTATCCTTATCAGGAACAATAACGAAACCACCAACTGAGTTAACAACATCAACAACGTGATCTGCTACTGCTTTAGATGTAGGAATCTTTGCATCACTGTTAGCAGTAAGAGTAGTTTCTGTATCTGAGATGTTTCCGATCTGTACAGCATCAGCTTGAATGGTTGTAGCACCAGAATTATCTATAGTGACATCACCAGACATATCAACCGCAGTTGGTCGATTAGATCCATTACCAACTATAATTTTCGAACTGTTTACATCTTCAAATTTAGAAATCTCTATACCTGCAGTCGCATTAATATCTGCATTAACAATTGATCCATCAACTATCTTAGATGAATCTACTGAGTTTGCAGATAAGTGAGCAAGGTCAACAGAACCATCAACATAATGCTCAGAATCGAGAGAATCATCGGCTATCTTAGTTCCGTCTACAGCATCAGCTCCTATCTTGGATCGGATAACAGCACCGTCTTCTATATCTTCACTGAATATAGTTTGCTCTCTTTCTTCATTAAGTGCAAATAAGGTATGCTCATACATATCATTCAAAGCATTAGCTTTAATAGCTGATCCAGCTTGGAATACATGTCTTTTATCGCCAGGTGAAGTTACCTTAGTATCTCTATATACTCTTACTTTAACTCCAGTTAGTGGAGCACCACTTGCCGCCTGTACTGTAGAATCCACACCATTTGTATTATGGAATTGGATTGACGAAGTGCTTTTAATAACATCGTATCTATTTGAATTTTGTGTTACTCCATTTAAAGCAACTTTAACCTCTGAGTTTGTCTTAGCTGTCTCATTGGTTTCTTCAATTGTCTCAAAAGAATAAGTGAAGGTTGTAGTACTCCCATCAGGAGCGCCCCCACCATTCTCTGTATAAGTTTGTGCCATGTTTGTATTGTTATTAGTTATGGCGGGTGGTTATTTTGTTAGACTTAAAACCTCATTTACTTTAGATTGAGGGTATTGTTCTTGTAGAATATCATCAATTTTACCATACTCATTCTGTTTCCGTAAACGTAATTGTTCTAATTCACGTCTTCTTATAGATTGCTTCATTTCTAATGGTAATGCAGCTTCAGCTTTAGATTTCGCACGATTATAAGCTGTTGTTATTTCAGCAAATAATCTTTTATATTTAGTAGTATTTAGATATGTTGAAGAAACAAAACCACGTCTTTGAGCTTTAATGATATTTACAAAGCCTTTTATTTCTTTACCATTATTATCTGTATATGTAAAACTTTCAGCTTTTCGTTTTAAACGTTGTAAAGATTTTTTATAATGTTTCTGTTGTCCCATAAGACTTTGAATTGCAGATATTTCATCTGGTTCTAATATAACACCTCCACGACTAGTTCTCATAGAAGGATTACTATTAAATTCGATATCAATTAAGAACTGCTCTTCTGGACTTGGTGCGGAACTAACTTTAATAACACGGTTTAAATTCCACATTCTAGTTAATACATCTTCTTCTACACCAATAGGAGTCCCTTCTACAGGGCTATACATACCAGCTAGTTTATTACTAGGATCAAATGTATCTAACCAAGCATTTCTATTACGCATATGATCATTAAATTCTGATTTAAGAATTCTTAATTGAGGATTTAATGTTCTACCTATTTCATTTCTTAAACCACCTAAAGGTAATGCATTATTACCAAATGAAGAAGCGAACCTTATTGCAGCATTTCCATTACCTTGTGCTATATCATGTAAAGGTTCTAATGCAGCTAAATTACCTCTATTTGTAAATGCTGATGCAAATATCCATGCAGCTTTAGGTAATATATCTTCGATAGCACTTGTGCTTAATGTATCAAAATTATCAACAACATCAATTACAAGAGACATCCAATCACCTATCGGACCCATCCATTCATAACTGACTTGTTTATCTGTACCTGGTACTTTACATACTCTTGGTTTCCATTTATTAGCTACTCTTACACGTTGCCTAGCTTTATCATAATGACCATTACCTGTACATCTATCAGAAATTGCAGCTCCAATAATAAGATTGGTAGCCCAGAATCCTATAGCAGCTTTACCTTTAACTTCATATCTAAGTCTTCTAAACTCTTCCATGTAGTTACCATCTATTGATCTACCTTTCCGTTGTAAGATGTCTTTAATCTCTTCAGGTTTAAATGAGTCTTCTGATCGTTTACCTATTCCAAGAAACTGGTTAGCACCTAAATTATGTTTACCCCATAAATCTTCAAAATCTTTTGATAGTACTCCTGCAGGACTCCATCTACCAAATGTCTCAATAACATTTGCTGTAGTTCTAGGGAAAGTTAGAACTGATCTGAGAACAGGTGTTTCTTTAATTAGATTATTTAGGCTATCTACTAAAGGTGAATCAGCATTTAGAGCTATTTCACTATTAATTGAATTAATTGTCTGCTCATTTAATAAACCATCTGTATCTCTAAAACTTTCATAAATTTCATTAGATGCTTTTTGTAAATTCTCTTTAGTAAAAGGTAATCCTGCATCTTCTAGTTTCTCCATAGCTAAATATTTAGCTTGAGTACTAGCAGTTACAGACTTTGAAAAACCGTCTAAAGCTGACATAGAGTTAGGACCAAACCTTAAGACAGGATCAGTTTGCATAGCATCTAGATCATCATAGACTTGTAATAAACGTGTTACCCCATACTCACCGTTTTGTTCTGCAGCTTCCGCATAAGCTCCTAATGCTTCTAAGGATTGCTCTTGCTTAACTTGAACATCTCCACGAGTAATTGCTACTGATTCTGTAGGATTTGTTGATGCCTTTTTCCAAGTTAATTTTAAATGCTGATTAGCTTTGAGTAAGGTATCATCTAAAGCTACATGAGCTATATAAGCTTTACGTGCTCTTCCTAAATCCCCTTCACTTACAGCACCCCATATATTAGCCAATCCTCTACCAAATAAACCAGTAGCGTTACCTAGCCCTGCTCTCATAGGTGTACCTATAGCAGATAGCATAGAGTTGAAATAAGTTCCAATCCATGCTTGATTTATAATTGAAGGTACTTCTGGGTTCCGATCTCTAAAT